AAGAGTTTGAAGATAGTTCGCTGATTAAAGCCAGCCAGACTATTCACTACGAAGAGGTGCTGACTCCAGTGCTGTTTGTCGTCAAGCTAGGGCCTGACTGCTACAAAGACGAGACCCGATTCCCCTCTGGCCCATCATGCAAAGAAGGTGACTTTGTCATCGTCCGCCCCAATTCAGGAACTCGCCTGAAAATCCACGGTCGTGAATTTCGGATCATCAACGATGACTCGGTTGAAGCGGTTGTGGAAGACCCCCGTGGTATCTCACGTGCATCGTAAAGGAGCAAATTATGGCTACTAAATTTGAAGATGATGATTTTGAATTTCCTGACGAGAAGGAAGCTAAAGCTACAAAGGCTGCTGCTGTTGAAGAAGATAAGATCGATGTAGAAATTGAAGACGACACACCTGTCGATGACCGTGGCCGCAAGCCCATGAAAGTCCCGCCAGAAGATGTCACTGACAGTGAGCTATCTTCTTATGACGAGAAAGTTCAAGCCCGGATTAAAAAATTGGGTAAGGGCTATCACGACGAACGTCGAGCCAAGGAAGAAGCGCTGCGGGAACGCCAAGCCGCTGAAGCCTATGCCCGGCAGATGCTTGAAGAGAATAAAAAACTTCAACAACAGCTTGCTTCTGGTAGCCACGCTTATATTGAGCAGTCCAAATCGACCGCTGATATTGAGTTAAACGCCGCTAAAAAGATGTTCCGCGAAGCGATTGAGGCAGGTGATATTGACGCTCAGGCCGACGCCCAAGCTGATATTGCTCGCGCCACGTTGAAGATCGAAAAGGCTCAAAACATGAAGCCTATTGAGGTCGAAGACAAGAACGACTACAAGCCCGCGCAGCAAACTCAGGACAACCAGCCTCGCCTTTCCCCTCGTACAGCTAAATGGGTGCAAAAAAACAACAGTTGGTGGGGAGTTGACGAAGAAATGACCATGAATGCTATGGGTCTTGACAAGAAACTTGCAAAAGAGTATGGTCCCGAATACGTAGGTACTGAAGAGTACTTTCAAACCATTGATAAAACAATGCGCAAACGATTTCCTGAGCATTTTGAAGATGTTCAGAGCGACGAGGAAGAATATGACCCGCCTCCTAGAAAAAGGTCAGAACCGGCTTACGAGGATGAAACCCCGCGCCGTGCAACAAAACCAAGTTCCGTTGTGGCACCCGCTACTCGGAGCACACCGCCTAATCGTATTAAGTTGAAGGCATCCGAAGCAGCGATCGCTCGCCGTCTTGGGGTCCCTATTGACCAATATGCTAAACAGGTTGCTTTGCTTGAAAGGAATAAATAATGGAACAGCTAGAACAAAATCGTAAAAGTCGTGAGTTTGATAGCAGAGAAAAAACAAAACGTCCAATGATTTGGCGTGCGCCTGAAACTTTGCCATCACCAGACCCTCGGCCCGGTTGGACGCCTCGTTGGGTACGTATCTCAACTCTGGGTGTAGCTGATCCCGGTAACATTTCTTCCAAGTTACGCGAAGGATACGAGCCCTGCAAAGCAGAGGATTATCCTGAGCTCATGATGCACGCTTCCACTGAAGGTCGATGGAAAGGAAACATCGAAGTGGGTGGTCTGTTGCTCTGCCGCATCCCGTCTGAAATCTTAGAATCGCGCATGCAACAGCACGATCAAAAGAACAAAATGCAGATGGAATCAGTAGACAGCAATTTTCTTCGTGATAGAGACGCTCGATCTAATATGGCGATGATCGTCGATAAGAAGTCGAAAGTCACTTTCGGTTCTGGTTCATAAATTTTAGGAGTCATTAAATGGCAGCTACAGCTTCCCCCTATGGGCTACGTCCCATTAATCGCATTGATGGCATGCCCTATGCAGGTGCAACTCAGACTTTTCTGATTGACCCTGCTGGCGAAGGCACCAACATTTTCTATGGTCAGGTAGTCATTATTGGCGCAGACGGCTATCTAGCCATCTCCACCGCCACTGGTGCCGACATTACGACTAACAACCTTGGCGGCAGCGGTGTCGGTGCAATCGGCGTTTTCGTCGGTTGCCAGTACGTCAATGCACAAGGTCAGGTGATTAACTCGCAGTACTACCCTTCCGGCACAACCGGTGTGGTTACGGCTAAGGTTATTACTGACCCATTCGTTACCTTCCAAGCACAGCTAGATGGTTCCGGCGCTCAAACAGTTTTGGGCACCAATACCTTCTTTGCCGCTGTACAGAGCACCTCCACTGGTTCTACGACCACTGGTAACTCGACCAGCGCTTTGGAATCTACCGTGCAGACAACTGCTGCGGCTTTCCGTATTGTGGGCTTTGTTGAGGTTCAAGGCTTCTCGGCAATCGGCGACGCGTTCACTGATGTGTTGGTTAAATTCAACCCCAGTGCCCATTCGTATCTAAACAACGTCGGCCTGTAAGGAGTTAAATCATGGCAATTTCACGCGCACAACTACTTAAAGAACTGCTCCCCGGTCTGAACGCTTTGTTTGGTATGGAGTACGCACGCTACGGCGAGCAACACAAGGAAATCTACGAGACTGAAACCTCTGAGCGTTCCTTTGAGGAAGAAACCAAGCTGTCCGGCTTTGGTGCTGCACCTGTCAAGAACGAGGGTTCTGCCATCGCTTATGACAACGCGCAGGAAGCTTTCTCTACTCGCTACACGCACGAAACCATCGCCCTTGGCTTCAGTATTACTGAAGAAGCGATTGAAGACAATCTGTATGACAGCCTGTCTGCACGCTACACCAAGTCTTTGGCTCGCGCTATGGCGTACACCAAGCAGACCAAGGCTGCTGCTGTTCTGAACAACGGTTTCACCAACTCCAGCCAGTATTACGGCGGTGATGGCGTTCCTCTGTTTAGCACTTCGCACCCAACCGTTGGCGGTGGTGTTAACTCCAACACTCCTTCGACCCAAGTTGATTTGAACGAGACTTCTTTGGAAGCCTCTGTTATTCAGATCGCCGCTTGGACGGATGAGCGTGG